GGCGGGTTTACAGTTTCAGCTTCGTCACCTGAACTAATTGGATTAAGTTCTACGTAATTTTTATTGAAACTTTTGATTAGATTTTTTACTGCTGGGTTTGAGTCATTAGCAGCAACTAATGAATCATAACTAAAGGTTCTATCTGTGTTTAGAACCATATTAATTAAACTTTGTGTGTTGATTTTAGGTAGTTGGTCGCGATCTTTGTAACGGTGTTGGATTAACTCCAGAGCTGTTAATAAATTATTCTCTGGAGTGTTGCCTTTGCCATGTTCAAATTCGTATAAACGCACGATTAACGACGTTCTCTGCCAAGTTCTTCAGTGCCGCCAACTGCCGCATCACTAGCTGCAAAGCCGTCACCTTCTGGTTCTTCTTGATCAAAGTCACTTGGTGGAGGAAGTTCAGCACCAAGGTCGTCTGTAGGAGCACCACCCAATGACATTGGATTATCAACTTGCTCACCACTTAGAATACGCACGCCATTGTCAACGCCTTCACGTGCTTGTTGTAGATTTGACATTAGAGTTGCTAGTGTTTCACCTACTGCGTTTTTAAAGCCGTCAGCTTGTTCACTACCAATTTGATCACGGATGCTGTCTAATAATTGTGGAAGTTGTTCATTTTGCATTTTACCAACTTTCTCAATTGCGTCTTGAACACTGTCAACCATATCTTTAGCAGCTAACAATACTTCGGCATTGCTTACTTCGCCTTCGTTAAGTTGACTACGTTGTTCATCAAGCCATTGAGTTAGGCTTTCTTGAACAGTAAGCAATTCCATATAACGTGGGTTACGTTCGGCTGTATGTACATTTGTACTACGACGAATGCTATTTAGATTAGCTGCAATGGTTTCACTTAAACGATGTGCCTTAGCATACGTAAGTGTATCAAAATTAATTTTAAAACCAAAACGGCTTTCCATTAACTTGTTTAATTTCTTAGATGTTTTAGTTTGCATTTCTGCGAGTTTCATGGTCAACTTCCTATTTAGACTTTAATATATTTAGCCAAGTTTAGATTTTTTTCAATTTCTTTTTTTACGGCTTTAATTTTGTGCTGCACTTCTAAATAACGTGTACTGTAATATTCTTCACCCCATTCGTCACCTTTAGACTGCGCTTTTTTATAGCGTATTCTATATAAACTAGCATCGAATTCTAATCTATTTAGTAGACTATCATTGTCTTGTATATCTTTAGCTAGCTTTGTCTGCTTCTGATGTAGAGCAATACAATAAAATATGGCGTCTTTTCTAGTAAAAAAGTCAAATATTTGTTGATCTTTTACACTTACTCGCCAAGTTTTGTCATGGATTTTTGTCACACGATACTTACCCACTAAAACATCTGCGCCAACTTGGAAACAGAATGGAAATTCAGTTGTGGTATTAGTGAGGGTGTTAAATTCGTTTTGAGTAAAACGTTGTATCTTCTCTATGTTAAATTCAGCGTTTTTTGTAGTAGATTTTGCCATCTTCATTGAATCGCAATAACACATCTTTAGTTGTAAGATTGTTTGCTAACAGTTGTTCACGTTCATCCAAGTGGCTTTTTGGTATAGCATCATCAGTAACGAAACGATTAAGTAATTCAGTTTCTTCGTTAGTGATCGGTAATAAAATGTTGTTTGTTAATTCGATAATTTTCATAAAGCCAACTCTTTGTTAACTTTATTTATTACTTGAGAAACTCGTGGCCAAGATAACCAAGGAGTGCTGAAAGGATAACGCCAAGAATAGTGACTGTCCAACCCATAACATTTGTGCTACGGTTTTCTAGTTTAGTTTCAAGACTGTCTTTAATATTGATAAGATACATTTCCATCTTATCCATACGTTGTTCAAGGTTGTTTAGTTTCGTATCCAAAGCGCCGTACCTCACAGCACATATTTCAACGTGGGCTTCTAAACTCTTCTTCTCAATATTTGTAGGTGTGGTCACCGCTCGTCTCCAGTACGATGCCGTCTACTATGCCTTGATGTTATGCCTTAATATGTGCCTTAATGAATGCCTGTAGCATCTAATGTATTTAACTTACTCGACTAAACTGTTAAAGTATATGTTTTTCCAAGGACCACTGGTATAAAATATGGGTTGTTCTGGTTGAACAGTTTCAGTTAAATTTAGTATAATAGGAGTGGTCTTGAAATCAAACTTTAATAGTCCATAACGATCGCCACCGTCATTAAAGATGTTATCATAGTCTACAGCAAATTTAAAATACCATACTCTTTGTTGTCCTTGATAGTTAATACCAAAGTTGTTGTTAAAATAACTAATATCTTCCATTAGAATGTTAGTTTCTAGGATATTAGGTTGTGTTCGTAGGCTAATTGCTTGTATAACAGTTTCCCAATTACGTTGTTGATTCCTCTCTAACGCCAGTTCTTTAAGATATTTGGTCTGTCCTGTAGGAGTAATGTCGACTAATGTAAATCCTTCATAAATGTAGCTCATGCGAATATTTATAGCCAACAAAAAAGGCACTTAAAAAAGTGCCTTTTTAATTCAATTACTAATAATTTATATTAGTATGTGAATGCAGCTACAGTTGTACCAGCTACGCCTGAACCATTAACTGCTGTGTTGCAATAACCTTGTAAGCTATATGCGCCACTTGTAGCAGCAGGTGCTGCGCCAGAGATAGCAACACGGAAGCTACTTGGCCATGGTGAACCGATAGTTGGGTCACCTAAAAGTTCGATAGAACCAACTTGCTCAATAGCTTTAACTAATAAGTCAAAGTTTGAACCAACTGTGTATGGGTTAACACCTACGTTAGCGTAAGTAACTGTGTAGTGCGTAAGAGCACGACCAGTAATCGTTAAGTTACCATTTAAACCATCGGTAGGTTGTGGAAAACCGTTAATACGTGTAATTGTTGTGAATGACATTTTTAAATCTCCTAAAGTGTGTGCGCGAACGCATACTATTATTTAGTCTCGTTATAAAAAAATAACCGAGTATATAATTATTTGTTTAGGAAATTTGTGCGGCTAAACTGTAGTCTATCTACTAATTTGACTGCGCCGCCATCGTGTCCAATAGCAACAAATCCCTCGGGACTAGTTACCTTGTAGCCATCTGCGGTTTTTTGGAATGTACCAATACCTTCTACTTGTTGTAGTTTGTGTAGAATTGATTGTTTTAATTCAATTAGACGTTTATATACTGCTAGTACGCCTAATAGGTTATTGCTGTTGTCTGCTATCCATTGTTCACGTGCTTTGATTTTAGCTAGACGATTTTGTGCGCCACGTCCGGTAGCTCCACCGCTCATGTCTTCAATGCCCTTCATCATTTCATCTTGATAGTGCGTAAGGAACTGTTTTATAAACTGTGTAGGATTTCCTACTTGAGTGCCACCACGGATTTGTTTATTGATAAATGGTTTGATCATACGAGCAAACTCTTTGTCTTGTAAAACTAGATCAAAGCGTTGTTGTCCAATCTTTTCCATTGTTTGTACTGCGGCATTTAGGCCACGTTGTAACTTTGTGTTTTCACTTGGCGTTAGACTAGCAATACCCGTGTAGTCTTTGTAAGTAGCATCATCGAACCATACATCCTTGGTTTGATTAAATGCTGTTACGTTTACCCCAAACTCAGCTGACATAGTGTCAACAGTATCACCTTGGTAACTAGTGTGAAAAATAATACCTATCTTTGCATTTCTTACTCGCTCACCTAAATGACTTTTAACTGGAACAGCATAGGTAATTGTATTTGGTGTAAACACATAGCAATCTTCTTCGTTGACTGTGACTGTAGTAACAGTACCCGGAGTAAACATTAGGTCACCTTGTACTACTCCACGAATACCTAATTCTCGTAGGTATTGAAATGCGGCCTGTAGGATAGCAACTAATTCAGGTTGATCACTATACATTGCTTGCGCATCAGCAGTTGACTTGACACGCTTCGGATTTGCTTTGCTGAATACTGATTTAGTACCTACAAAAAACTTACCATCTTCTGGATCAACACCACAGATAATAGCCGGACTACCATCCCATTTAACTGTTAGTTTAGTAGTTGTGCCTGTGCCTTCTGCTAGCATATGACGTAAACTGTCAATGTAGTTTAAGGCTTCTTGTGTACCGGCCCAGCCTTTATTAAAAACCAAATCCTCTAGATGTTCGAGGTGAACATTTTTACTTTCAGCAAGTAAAAAATCAGGAGTTTGTTTTTTAATTTCAAATAATTTCATTCTTTAACCTAAAACAATATCTTAAACATACTAACTACAATACCAAAACAAAATTTCAACACTGGCCACGCTACAAAATATGTTACTAGTCCAGCTATTACCATTGATACTAGCGTAATAAGTACGTTATTAACTTCCTCAGGAAGAGGTTCTACATATGATCTTACTGGTTGTGACCGCTGTTCAATTCGATCGCCCAATCGGCATGTAGGACAAATAAATGAACCACTCCAATGGGCATCTGGATCATTTGGATTTAATTCTGTATAACAACGGGTACATCTAGGCATGTTTATTATCTTTCTTAATTACAACAAGTGCTATTGTACACTCATTTAACCAAAATGTCAACTACTATTTTCCCGGTGTTGGTTTAGCGTTTTTTACCTTAGCTTCTAAATCAGCGTATCTCGGATCGTCCGGTCCGATTCCACCTATATTTGGTTTCTTTTGTTGTTTTGTCTGAGCAGTCTTTGCTTGCTGATTAGGTTGTTGCTTTGCTGTATTTGTAGTTGGACCGTTAGGCTCATCGGGTGTATACGAATTTTCTAAGAAATCAGCTTGTTCGTCATTGGCTTGTTGGCCACGATCATTTACCCATCCATTAACAGTTTTAGTCCAGGTATATTTTTGACCTTTAAACTTGTACCCTACCGGAGCAGGTTTTTCTTTTTTATCACTAGCTTTAGTGAATAGTGAGCCTACTGGTTTTGCTGTATTTTGTTTTATAGCACTACCAATATCACCAGCGTATTGACCCCACTCTCTAGGGTGTAGTTCATGACCAACTCCGCGAGTAAAATCAACTGCCGGTTCAGCTACTGCTCGTGTTGCTTTGCCTGTACCATGTGCTGCTCTAGCCATGGTTCCAGTTTTTTCATACTTGCCGCTGATATCTCTACCAGCACGTTTGCTTTTACCTGCCAGGCCACGTCCAAGATTTGCTCCAATGTTGCCTAGATCCCATCCGGCTTTTTTAGCTTTTCTAGCCATGCCTTTAAGGAAGTCATCTTCGACTATGATCTCGTTAATCTTCATTCTTTAGTTTCCTAACACCACGAGTAAATTTAGCAGGATCCTGTCCTTTAATAGCATTAAGCAAGCGACGTTCTAACTCGCCGGCAGTTTCAGCATCGTAGCTTTCATGAATGTATTTGATGAGGTTAATAGCGCCATTGATGATATTACTGGCACGGCTCTCTAGTAGACTGTCCTTATCTTTGTGGATAAGTAATTCGTCTAATTCTGTAAGAAGGCTACGGGTGCGTTTCTGCACAATTCTACTCCAATTTAGTATATTTATCTATTCGACTTTCTTCAAGCCAGCTAGCATATTCTTAAGTTTACTGCTATCTACTTGAGCACTAACTTTAGGAGTATCACCTGTTTCTTTAACTGTTGTATTGGTTTTAATTTGACTTAGAATATTTGTTACGCCACTGCCAGTGTCGCTATCACTGGCTCCGCTGTCCGTGATACGCATAGTATCAATATCATAGTCTAAATCAATCTTTTGACCTACACCTGTTGAACTACGTGACTTCATACACTGTATTTGATAACGACCACGCTCACGCATTGCTCGACTTGTAAAAATGCCAAACACGTTATCTGCTGTATTGATTTTACTTAACCCACCTGCGATGTGACTATGGTCAAATTCAATTTCTTCAACCGCACCACGATTTAACTGTGACGCAGTTACAAATAGTACACCTAGTTCTTTAGCCAAGTTACGTAGTTCTTCTGATACATATTTGTCTTTGACAAACAAATCATTTGGACTAACCTTAGCACTAACTGGCATTACTAAGTCTAAGTAATCTACCATAACAAAGTCTACCTTGCGACCTGTTTGAACTTGATATTCTTTTAAGTATGCTCGAATGTCGTTGACGTTTGACTGTGCCGGGAATCCTTTGATTTGATAGTTGCCTGCTTTCTTACTTACCAATCGAACTTTCATTGTAGTAGTATCAATGTCTTTGCGAATGTCTTTGGTGCCCATGCCTGTTAACATAGCATCAGTACGGAGTGCGCAAAGTTCTTCACTCAACTCCAGACTTACATACACACCACTTAGGCCTGCTTGTAACCAACTTAGAGCCAAGTTCATCATAACCAAACTCTTACCCGAACCAGATCCACCAGCAAAAATGTTTAGTTCGCCACGACTAAATCCACCATATAAGAGTTTATCAAGTTGTGGCCAACCAGTAGATACCTGTCCGCCACTGTTGTAATACTTTTCAATACGTTGTTTAGGATCAGCAAAGTAATCTGTACCCATGTCTTTGGTCAAGCTAATTTGTACAGCATCTTTGATTAATTTTT